TATTCCTTTGGTTCGCATACCTTATTGGGAACGAGATAATATAACTTTAGAATTATTAATGGGTAATAAATATTTAATTACTAATTCGGCAGGTGAAATCTAATGAAAAAATATATTTATTTAGTATCATGGGCTTCAATTTTAGCGGGAGGGGCTTTCTTTCACAGTCTAGCCCCTTCTAGCTGGTGGTATATTATTGGATTTACCCTAGGTTGTTTTAGTCCATTACTATTAACATTATACGATAATGAAAAAGAAAAAGAGGGAAAATAATATGGCAAAAAAAGTTTTATGTGTAATTGATATGCAGAACGATTTTATTACAGGTTCTCTTGGAACGCCTGAAGCGCAGGCTATTCTTCCAAAAGTAGAAGAAAAAATTGCCGCAGCCGATCATGATACTATTGTTATTTTTACACGCGATACTCATACTGAAGATTATTTAAATACTCTTGAAGGCAAAAACTTACCGGTGCCACATTGTATCGCAGGAACTCATGGTTGGGAAATTGCCGAAAATCTTACAAAATATTTTCAAGGAACCTTATGGGCAGTAAATAAACCTACATTTGGTTCTACTGACCTTATGAAAGAATTAAAATTAATTGAAAAACATTATGGGAAAATTGAATTAGAGTTTGTGGGTTTAGTGAGTAATATTTGTGTATTATCCAATGTTATTATGGCTAAAGCTTATTTTCCAGAAAGTGAAATTAAAGTAGACTCTAGTTGTTGTGCAGGTACTTCAATAGAAGCCCATAAAGAAGCTATGGATATGATGGCAAGCTGTCATGTTCAGATTATTTAAAACACTTTGGTGGGCAGAATAATGTAAAAATTTTCTTTTATTTTTCATATAATAAAAATAAAGGAGGATTAAAATGCCTAAAAGAGAAAATTTAATAGGCCAAAAATTTGGCCATTTAACAGTAATTAAATTAGATGAAGAAAAAACTAAAGCTTCTAAACGGACTCATTGGATTTGTGAATGCGATTGTGAAGATCATACTTAGCTTTCTGTATTAGCTTCTAATTTAAAAAAGGGTAATACTACAAAATGTAAATATTGTAAAGCTGAAAATTTAATCGGTTAGACTTTTAATTACTTAACAGTAATAAAAAGGGTTATAGATGAGCAAGATAGGGTAAAATGGTTGTGTCGCTGTATTTGCGGTAATGAAATAATAGTTCGAGGAGATTCATTACGGAGTGGGCATACCAAATCTTGCGGATGTTTTTAGAAAAAAAGAGTTAGTGAAATTGCTTCTAAAAATTTAATAGGTCAAAAATTTGGAAAATTAATAGTAAAAAAACGCTCTCAAAGAAAAGATTCTAACGGTTAGTATTATTGGATTTGTGATTGTGATTGCGGAAGTAAAAATATTGAAATTAGTGGCCATAATTTAATTTCAAGAGATACTAAATCTTGTGGCTGTGTTCGCTCTAAAGGCGAAGAAAAAATAGCAAAAATTTTAACAGAAAACAATATTTCATTTTTAAGAGAATATTGTATTAAAGATTATCAAATGACAACTGGGGGAAATCCTAGGTTTGATTTTGCTATTTTAGATGAAAATAATAATGTTAAATATTTTGTAGAATATCAAGGTGAATAGCATTATATAGCACGCGGTAATATTTTTACTGAAGAAAAAGTAAAAATTATACAGCAAAGAGATAAGGAAAAATTAGAATATTGTAAAAAAAATAATATTCCTATAATTTATATTCCTTATACTATTTATGATGAAATAAAAATTGAAAATTTGTTACTAAATAAGGAGACTATTTATGATTTTAGTTAATGGCATTGAAATCGAACAAAATCATTTTCCAGACGGAACATTAAGTTTAAAATATGAATTAAATAGTTTAAGTAAAAATATTGCTCCTATTAATATCAAATGGTTTTATGAAAATGATGGGGAATTATTTACTATTATTTGTTTAGCGAAAAAATTCGCCGACCATAAGAAGACATTGTATATGCCGTATTGCCCTCATGCGCGTATGGATCGCGTTAAAAAGGACGAAGATACCTTCACATTAAAATATTTTTGTGAGGTTATTAATAGTTTAAAGTTTGATAAAGTTTATGTTGTTGATGTTCACAGTTCCGTGGCAATAGCGTTATTAGATAATGCTTCTAATTTATCTCCTATTACCAGAATTAATTATGTAATTAACTCATTAGAAAATGAAGATTTACTACTATTTTTCCCAGACGAAGGTGCGATGAAACGCTATGCTGATGAATTAAATAAAGAATATGCATTTGGCATTAAAAAAAGAGATTGGTCTAGTGGAAAAATCTTAGGGCTAGAAATTATGAACGGGGATTTAGTAAAAAATCGTAATGTTTTAATTGTTGATGATATTTGTAGCACGGGTGGAACCTTCTACCATTCGGCTAATGCGCTCAAAGAAGCTGGCGCGGCAAACATTTATCTCTATATTACTCATGCCGAAAATACTATGATTAAAGGGCCGATGTATAATACAGAAGGATTAATTGAAAAGATTTATACTACTGAAAGTATTTTTAATATTGAAAATGACGAATTAAATAAAGTAATTATTGTAGATCAATATTGTTAAAAGAAAGGAGTGTATTTATGCCTTTAAGTTATTTACAAAAAGAAAAAATTAACGCGATGAAAAATAAAGATGTAAGAAGAAAAAATGTTTTAAGTGAAATTATTGATACTTGCCAGAAAGCGGTTATTACTCCAAAAGGAAGATTAGAATTAACCGAACAGATTGTTAATGAAAGTTTGATTAAATACCAAAAAATGGTACAGGAAATGATTGATACTTGCCCTTCCAGCCGAACCGACCTTTTGGATGAATATAAAGCGAATATGGAGATTGTTAAAGAATACGCTCCTAAATTATTAACTGACGAAAAAGAAATTGAGGACTATATCAGCGGATTAGGTTTTGATTTAGTCCCAGCTAACCGCAGCTCAATTATGAAAGAGCTAAAAGGTAAGGTGGATATGAAAATCGCCAATAAGGTTTTAGGGAGCATGTTAAAATGAGTGTTTATAGAAAATCAATCGTAAAAGCTATCGAAAAAATGGCAGAAGATCAAGATTTTATTTTTAATATTAGAGAGATTTTTCCAGAAACTAATCCTAGTGAAGTAAGAGATATTTTATTAGAATTAGGTTGGGAAGATGATGGTAGTGAAGATAACGGTTGGGAACAAGATACATGGTATTATTTTGTTAATAATAGCGAATATGATTTTGATTTAATTATGAATTATAGTGGATATTATTGGGATTTAAGATTGTATAGAAAAGATTGTGAGGAATATTAATGGCTTTTCAAGATAGTATCGGCGATAGAATGAAAAATAATTATGAAAATATTTCTAAAACTAGATTAATGCGAAGAACCCCAGTCATTAAATAATTTTGGGTAATTTATGAAAAATTATTTATTTCTAACCTTAAATAAATATAGAAATAATAAAATCTTCATAAATTAAAGGAGAAAAATATATGACAGTTCCACAATTAAAAGAAAAAATTATATTAACTAAAGAACAAAAAGAAGTTCTTGATGGCGCCTTGCTTGGAGACGGATGTTTATGTCTTCATAAAGGTGGCATAAATGCTCAATTTTCTTATTTATCAAAATCAAAATAGCATGTAGAATATGTTGGTAAATATTTTAAAGAATATTGGTCTGGAGAAGGTATAAAAGAATACTCTTATTTAGATACTCGTACTAATAAAGAATATTTTCATTCTAAGGTAAGAACTTATACTAATGAAACTTTTACAGAAGAATATAATCGTTGGTATAAAAATAAAATTAAACATTTACCAGAAGATTTGACATTAACCCCTTTAGTATGCTTAATTTGGTATATTGGAGACGGAGGTATTTGCCATTCTGATAGAACGGAATATATTAAATTATCAACTCATTGTTTTTTAAAAGAAGAATAGGAAAAAATCTTGCTTCCTCAATTAGTTTAGTTTGAAGCTTCTCTAGTGAAAGCTGATCATAATCAATATTTCATTTATATTCCTCATAGAAAAGAATAGGACTTTTTAGATTATATAGGAGAATGTCCATTTGAAGATTATGAATATAAATGGAAAATTAAAAAATATAAAAATGCAATTCCAAAAAATCATACTGATAATGAACAAATATTTTGTGAGTTATATACGAAAGGAATAAATTATTATCAAATAGCTAAACAATTTGATATAGAACCAAATGCTGTAAAATATTATTTAATAAAAAATAATTTGTATATTCCACCAAATAAAAAAATAAAAAATAGTATAATTGCTTATAAAAATAATGAGCCAATACAAATCTTCTCTTCTGGAGCAGAGGCTTCAAGACAATTAAAAATATCGGCTTCTGGTATTTCACAAGTTATTTCTGGAAAAAGAAATAGCGCCGGAGGATTTTAGTGGAAAAAATATTTAGATTTAAGCGAAAAAGAAAAGCAAGAAATAGAATCAAAATTTGAAAATTATTTTAATTAAAGAAAGGAGTTATATACCCTATGGCTTTTAATGATACATTAGGCGCTCGAATGAAAACTTTTTATGAGCAAATCCCTAAAACTAAATTAATGCGAAGATGTCCAGTAGCGGTACGTCTTTGATGGGCGCGCCTTTCACTCTTTTACTCGTGGATTTAATAAACCGTTTGATTTATTATTAGTTGAAACTATGCAGGGTACTATGCGCTATTTATGCGAAAATATTCAAGGGTGTATCTTTGGATACACCCAGTCTGATGAAATTACTCTTATTTTAGTTGATTATCAAACATTAGAATCAGAGGCATTTTTTAATTATGAGGTTCAAAAAATGTGTAGCGTAATTGCCTCTATGGCTACTGCGTATTTTAATCAATGGTTTGAAACAAGAGTTAATGTCTATAAAAAGACTTATAATACTAATTTTTTCCCAGAGTGTTGGAACAACAATTTAGATAATGAAAAATATGTTGAAACATTAACTAATGCCGCATATAAAGGTGCTACATTTGATTGTCGGGTATTTAAAATATTCCAAAAGAAGAAGTAGCTAATTTAATTTATTGGCGTCAATTAGATGCTATGCGGAATAGTATTCAAATGGTAGGTCAAGCTAATTTTTCTCATAAAGAATTACAGGGAAAATCTTGCGAAAATATTAAAGAAATGCTTGCCGAAAAAGATATTTTTTATGAAAATGATTTTCCAATTTATTTACAAAGAGGTAGCGCTTGCCGTCGCATCAATGTAGAATATCCAAAAGTAAATGAAACCACTGGGGAAATTGAAAAGATTAATATTAATAAATGGTCTATTGATCATAATATGCCTATTATTAAAGAAGATAGAGATTATATTGAAAAATTAATTTATTTTGATTAAAATTAAGCCCTTATCTAATGATAAGGGCTTTTTTGACATTTTTAAAAAAAAATGTTATAATATTATTATAAAATAAAATAATTTTAATAAAGGAAAATATTATGAAAAAATATAATATAATAACCTTATGTGGAAGTACAAAGTTTAAAGATAAGTTTCTTGAAGCACAAAAGGATTTAACCTTAAAAGGAAATATAGTTATTTCAGTAGGATTATTCGGTCATTCAGGAGATAATGAAGTATGGGAGCCTGGAGTCAAAGAGATGTTAGATGATATGCATTTAAGAAAAATTGATATGGCTGACGAGATTTATATTATTACTGTAAATAATTATATTGGTGAATCTACAAAAAGAGAAATAGAATATGCCAAAAAACAAAATAAAATTATTAATTTTTTAAATCATACCGAGGAGGAGTAATATGTATAATACTAACCCACTTCTGATGATTGACTTCTATAAAGCCTGTCATCATTCCCAATATCCAAAAGACTTAACCAAAATGGTAAGTTATTATACCCCACGCATGAGCAGATTAGACGATGTAAATAAAGTCGCTATGGTAGGGTTACAGATTTTTCTTACAAATCTAAAAGAAGCCTTCGATACACAGTTTTTTAATCGTCCAAAAGAAGAAGTAGTTGCCGAATATGATTTGGTAATGAGCACTACCCTTGGCGAAGGGGCATATGGTGGCACTGAACGCATCGCTGCCTTACATGATTTGGGTTATATCCCATTAATGTTTTCCGCCGTGCCAGAGGGTACCCGAACGGCAATCGGGGTGCCGCAAATTGAAATTACTAATACACATCCAGATTTTGTGTGGTTAGTAAATACTATTGAAACTTTATTATCCTGCTCTATGTGGCATACTCAAGTATCTGCTGAAGTAGGTTATAGATACCGTCAGATTGTAGATAAATATAGAGAATTAAGTTGTGATGATAATATCCAGTCTAAAAATCTTTTAGGAGATTTTTCTATGCGCGGTCAGCAGTCTGCCGAAAGCGCAATTAAATCTTCTATTGGCTGGTTATGTAGTTTTGTAAATACCGCTACGGTTCCAGCCATTATCGAAGCGGGCAGATATTATAATTCCCCTTTGGCAAAAGATTTAGGATGCGGTGCAATTTCTACCGAGCATAGTGTAATGTGTTCTAACTTCGCCATAGATGGTGATGAAATTACACATATTAAAAGATTATTAACCGAGATTTATCCAAATCATAATTTTTCTATGGTTAGTGATTCTTATGACTATTGGAACTTGGTAACTAATATCTTACCACAGTGTAAAGAAGAAGTATTAAATCATAATGGATGCTTATCTATTCGTGGTGATAGTGGCGATCCAGTTGAAGTAATTGCCGGAAAAGAGTTTGTTTTAATCACAAAAGAAGAAATTGAAGATTTAGTTTATAATCAAGAATCATGGCATAGAAGAAGTTGGGTATATGATTTATATGGCGAATTAGAAGAAGATATTACTTCATATGCTTATTGTGAAGAATGTGATTCTTACTATGAACTGAATATTGAATGTGAATGGACTAATGAACGCGGTGCTTGGACTGATAGTAAATATTGGTATGTTGAAGATTATAAAATTACATTGAAAAAAATCGAACCAACAGCAGAAATTATGGGTACTGTATGGGCGCTTTGGCAGATTTTTGGTGGTTTTTATAATAGTAAAGGCTATAAAGTTTTAACCCCACAGATTAAAGCCATTTATGGCGATAGCATTACTCCACAGCGATGTGAAGCAATTTACTCTCGCTTAACTAAACAAGGTTTCGCCATTAATAATGTTGCTCTTGGCGTAGGTTCTTTTAGCTTTATGTGCTTGGAAGAAAACGGTCAATTTAAGCCATATACTCGTGATACTTTTGGTATCGCCGTTAAAGCCACTTATGCGGAAGATAAAGACGGAAATCCTATTATGATTTATAAACAGCCAAAAGGCGCTAGTTGGAAAAAATCTCAAAAAGGTTGCTGTGCCGTTCTTGATACAGACCGTTATATTGATGAATTAACTTGGGA